AGATAAATATTATAAATGACTTGGTTGGTCAGCTTGGTCACAAGGATATAAGTAATACTAACAAAAATGGCATATATGGATTAGTTAATGATGTTCAAAAAGAAACATTAAAAATATCTAATGATGGTTTTAAAGCTATGATGGAAAGAATGTTTAATGGTAGTGAATCAACCCCAATGATTCCACCCAACATGCTTTTAAAAAAAGAATATATTAATGAACTAAAAAGAAAAGGCGTTATTGGTTTAGGTACTGAAAATGCTTACACGGAAGAGCAATGGACAAAAAGAGTTCTTACATACGATAAAGAGTATAGAAAAAAACAAAAAGAAGCTTATGAAGCAAGTAAAATAGGTGTTGCCCAGGAAAAGGGTATAGAGCTTAATATTACGCAGAAAAACTTATTAGAAAATCAACTTATACCTCAAACATTTACTTACAATGGTGCTGAAACACAATACGATGTTACTCATCCTAATGAAGAGATAAGAAACGCAAGTATTACACATTATGCTAAAATGGTTCAATCTTTTGGATATATACCACAAAAACTTTCGGCTGTTTTTAATAGTATAAGAACTTTAAAAGATGACAATTTTACATTTGCTAAGATGGCCTACTCAACAATAAAAGCAGCTGTATATAAAAAAGAAAATGGAAATGGCGATTCTAGATTTCAAATAATAGGTAATAATAGTGGCATAGATTTGTCACTAATGGAATCATCTATGTATTATGACGATGCAGGTACATTTAGAGAAGCTCACAAAAGCCAATCTATAAACAGAAGTTTATCAGAGCATTTTGCACTTGATGGTAGTTCTGATGAAGAAATCTTTGATACAGGATTTCAAGAAGTAAAAGAATATTTAGATGGCAATTTTATAACTAATTTTTTTACTGATAATATCGGTGGGGATCCTTATGAAGAAAGAGCATTAAAAGCTTTCATAAATGAAAGTGGTGCTGAAAACTTTGAAGATGCTATCATTCGTGACCCTTCAATTAAAAATGAAATGATTAAATATGTTAAATATAAAGTTTCTCAGGGTGCTGTATCCAAAGATACCAAAGGTTTACAAGTAGCTATCAAGCAAGCCTTTTTTAAATTTGCACCTAATCTAAGTATACATGAAGACCAAAATGGTAAAACTTATTTAATAAAAGGTGTAAGTATTGTTAGGCAAGGACAAACGACTGTTCCTTCTGGTGGGCCAGTTGTTACAAAGGATATGATTGTTCAAGATATGCTTAGGTCATATAACTCAACATTTGGTGGTGGAACTCAAGATCCAGTTATACAAGATGCGATTGATAATGGTCACATAATGTTTATTGGTAACAATGAGTCAGCAGGTCAGCAAACATACAAAGTTGTAGCTATTACAGAAGATGGAAGGTTTCCTACACTAGCAGATAATTACACATGGGATTATAATGGTTCGCAACTTGAAAGTGACTACTATGAGGCACTAGAAAAGATTCAAGATGGTGGTGTAAGAAAGCTTTTGGGAAGCTTTGACTTTATGTCTAGAAATAACTTAGAAGCAGTAATGGATTCTATACAATCTAACAGAGATTATGCAGAAGGATTTAAAAAGCTTGTTAATACTTATAATTCTATTGCAACCACCATAAACAGGGCACCAGTTTCTTATACACAAATACTTCCATATTTAACATCTGATACAAATCAAAAAGATTTAGAAAGCTTTTTTGATAGATTTAGAGCATTAAGGTTTGATGTTAGATGATTGAATCTCATCTTAAACCAATACAGCAACAACTTATGGGTAAAGTTGAAGAAGAAAATGTAGATTCTATTGCTACATATAATGATGTTTACAAAAGCCCAATAGTAGCTCCAGAGGAATATAGTTTTAGCGAATCAGTTGGTGCAGGTTTTAGGCAATATACTGGTGCTATGGCTTTATCAAGATTAATAGAAAATATTGATTTTGAAGATGATCCATCATACGATCCTTTGAAAGACTCACAAGTACCTAAAGGGTATGAGTGGAGATTCCTTAATAGTGCAAGTGCTAATGAAACCAAAGTTCGACTAGAAAGATTAGATTCTGATCTTAAAGATTTAGATATAATAGAAAATGGCAACATATTAGGTGTTGGTTTAGGAGGTCTTGCTTCTCCATTAACCCTTGCACCACTTGGAACGTATAAAATGTTAAGCCAAACAAGCTTTCTTAAAAGATTTGTAGGAAGCACGGCCTTTACAACGGCTTTATATGCACCAGAAGAATTTCTTATTGCTTCACAGTCTGAAGGCAGAACTGAAATTGCACAAACTCTTATTCCTTTAATGGGAGCAGGATTAATAGGTGGTACAGTTGGTGGGCTATTTGGAAAACGTATAGCTAGTGGCATGAATCCAGCAGATGACTTTGCACAAGAAGGCGAAAAAGGAATATTCAGAAGTGTTGGTGCCTCAGCTGATGAAGGTAGCCCACAAAATCTAAGAAGATCTATGGATAACGAAGCCCTTGAGGAAACTGGTATTAATCTAGAAAAACTAAAGTGGAATCCAGTTACCAGACTAACACAAAGTGCAAATCTTACATCAAGAAAGATTGTTTCAGGACTTGTTGACATGGGTGGTGTCATACAAAAGAAAGTCCAGGGAGGCAAGGTTACTGGTGAATCTATGGATCAATCTGTTGAGACAACTTTTAGAAGCACCTATCTTAGTTCATTGCTAGATTCAATGAGGGCAATGGATACTGCATACCTTGGATTTAGAGGTGTTGTTGCTAAGTCTGGTGACATTGGAAGATCAATGCAGTTACTCACTATGAAAGGTAAAGACTTCATACAACGTAATCAAACACTATCTGAATTTGGCTTTCGTGAAAGGGTTGCTAAAGCCATGAGAAATGGTGATGTGGATGAAGTTGTTGACTCAGCTACACCTTTTGTCAATCAAGCTGCTCAGGCATATAGAAAACATTTTAATAAAATCAAAGACAATGCTGAAGAAGTAAAACTATTTGAGATAGAATTAGGTAAGAAAATCAAAGGCTTAGAGATAGCTGTATCTGAAGGTCGTGCTACTGCTGAACAATTAGCACAAGCCAAAGCTAGATTAGTACAGTTAAGGCAACAAGGTGTGTTGCTAAATACTGCTCAGGGATATGTGCCAAGAGTTCCTAGAATAGATAAAATAGAGAAAAATGCTGAAAGATTTAAAAGCATAGTAAGTAACTGGGCAGTTGGTCACTTTCAATTTACAAGGCAACAAGCTGATGAATATGCAGATGAAATTATACTAAATTACACTAACAGTAGACCTTTCTATAATTTAGATGAAGGTGCAGATTCTATTGACTGGATTACAAATGCAAGTGGTGTAAAAGCAAGATCATTTGAAATACCAGATAAACTTATAGAAGAGTTCCTTGAGAATGACATTGAGGTACTTGCACGTCATCATACTAAAACAATGGGAATTGATATTGAGCTGACTAGAGCATATGGGGATGTTTCCATGTCTAATATTATTAAGCAGATAACACAAGAATATGATGCTTTAGTAAAACAAGCCCCCACTATTGCTGAGAAGCAAAAGCTTAAACAAGGCCTAGCTGATGATCTTAGAGACATTAGAGGACTAAGAGATAGACTCAGAGGTACATTTGGTGCATCCAAAGATCCACATAATATGACAAGTAGATTTGTAAGACAGATGAAGTCATTCAATGTACTTGTTGGTATGGGAGGAGCTGCTGTATCATCTATACCTGATGTTATAAGACCTATAATGACTGAAGGCTTAAAGAATGTTTATGAGCATGGTTATAGACATATGTTTAAAAGCCAAAGGTCAATTATAAAACAAATGACAAAGAAAGAAGCAAGACAAGCTGGCATAGCTGTTGATGCTGCTTTAGGTCTTCGTGCAAACTCATTCTCAGACATAGGAGACTTGTTTGGTAGTCGTTATGCTATGGAAAGGGCATTGAATCAATCTACTGGTTTATTTTTCTTGATGAATGGTTTGAACTATTGGAACCAAGCTATTAAAGAGTTTTCAAGTAATGTCATAAGCCTAAGAATGACAAGTGCAATTATGAAGGATTATCAAAAACTTAGTAATGCAGATAGACGTAAACTATTAGCAAATGGCATAGATGGAAATGATGCTTTTCGTATGAAAGAACTAATCAAGAAACATGGGCAAAAAGTTGATGGTGAATGGCTACCTAATACTGCCCTTTGGGGTGATAAAGATATGGTAAGAAAGTTTAGAAATGCTTTAAACCAATCAGTTGATAGAACTATTATTACCCCAGGAGCAGGTGACAGAGCTTTGTGGACATCTACAGAGATGGGTTCATTAATTACGCAGTTTAAGGGTTATGGTCAAGGAGCTACAGTCAGACTACTTACATCAGGCTTACAAGAAAAAGATGCTGCCTTTTGGCAAGGTTCAATGCTTTTAGTAGCTATGGCATCATTAGTAAACGAGTTTAAGAAAAAGCAATATGGAATTGATAAAGAGCAAACTTACTCTGAGTTACTTGTTGATGCTGTTGATAGAAGTGGTGTTCTTGGTTGGTTTACAGATGTAAACAATTCAATAGAAAAACTATCGGATTATAGACTTGGTCTTAGACCAGCTATGGGTAAAAGCCAAGGTTATTTACCATTTGGTGCAAAGGTTGGTGCTATATTTGGCCCAACGGCAAGCAATATTACAACTGCAAGTGGTGTTGCTACTGACATATTATCAGGTGAAGCTGATGAAAGTACACTTAGAAGTGCTAGGTTCATAACGCCAACTGGTAATTTGCCTTATCTAGATCCTATCTGGGATAAGATAATGGCTGCTAAGTGATGTGAATTAACAATAAGGTGCATAATAAGTAAAGGTTTATATTATGGCTACTATATCTATCGCAGACAATGATGCAAGAATACAACACAGTATAGGGTCTGGTGGTAATACACCTGACGTTACACAGTATACTATAGACTTCCCATTCTTTTCTCTTGATGACATAAATGTAATTATTACATCAAGTGGAACAGACACAACATTAACAAGAGGAACAGGTGCAGGAACTTTTGCAGTCACAGGGACAACTGTAGATGATGGTTTTTCTGGTGGATACATTACACTGGGTTCAGCTTATACAAGTGTAACGTTAACAATTATTAGAGACATAGCAATATCAAGAACAAGTGATTTTGCTACCAGTGGCCCATTTAACATTTCTAGCCTTAATACAGATTTAGACAAAATTTATGCAGTAATGCAACAGTTAGAGACAAAGAATGATCGTGCCTTAACCATGGCTGATTCTGATGACGCTAACACTATACAATTACCAAATAAAGCCAATAGAATTGGAACAGTTTTGGCTTTTAATGCTACAACTGGCGATGCAGAACCTGGCCCATCAATAGGTTCAGTAACTACTGTAGCATCACAATCTGCTAATATTAATACATTAGCAGGAATTGATAGCGATATAACTACAGTTTCTGGTATTTCGTCAAACGTTACTACAGTCGCTGGTATTTCAAGCAACGTAACTACAGTAGCAGGTATTTCTTCAGATGTTACGGCAGTAGCAGGAGATGCTACAGATATTGGTACAGTAGCAACAAATATAGCTAGTGTTAATACAGTAGCGACAAACATTGCAGATGTAATTACAGTAGCTAACGATCTTAATGAAGCTGTATCTGAGGTCGTAACTGTAGCTGATGATTTGAATGAAGCAATATCAGAGATAGATACTGTTGCAGGTAGTATAAGCAATGTCGATTCAGTTGGAACAAACATAGCCAATGTAAATACAGTAGCAGGTATTATCTCTAACGTAACTACTGTAGCAGGAATAAGTGGCAATGTAACAACAGTGGCTGGGATTAGTGGAAATGTTACTACAGTTGCAGGAATAAGTAGTGATGTCACTACAGTCGCAGCAGATGGTACTGATATAGGCACAGTCGCAACTAACATTACTAACGTGAATACAGTTGCAGGTGTTAGCGTAAATGTAACAACTGTTGCAGGTATATCAGCTAACGTAACTACTGTTGCAGGGATTAGTTCTGATGTAACAACTGTTGCAGGAGACAGCACTGCAATAAATACTGTGGCAAATGATGCAACCGACATAGGAACAGTAGCAACTAACATTGCCAACGTTAACTCAGTTGGAGGTTCTATAGTCAACGTAAACACAGTGGCAAGCAACCTTGCTTCAGTTAACAACTTTGCAGATGTTTATCGTATTGCATCTTCAGCACCAACATCATCACTAGATATAGGTGACTTATACTTTGATACTACCTCAGATACACTAAAAGTATATGGTGCTAGTGGATGGCAGAGTGCAGGGTCATCTATAAATGGTACATCTCAAAGATATCACTATGACATTACTGGAACACCTACAAGTGTAACTGGAGCAGATGCTAATGGTAATACATTAACATATGATGCAGGTTATGTAGATGTGTATGTCAATGGTGTTCGTATGTCAGATGCTGATATTACAGTCACCAGTGGAGATACAGTAACATTTACAGAAGCTCTAGCTAATGGAGATGAGGTAGATATAGTTGGCTATGGTACATTTAGTGTAGCTAGTTTAAACGCAGATAACCTAGACAGTGGTACAGTGCCAAGTGCTAGGGTAAGTGGTGCATATACTGGTATTACAAGTGTAGGTACATTAACTAGCTTTGCATCTACTGGCATAGACGATAATGCTTCAAGTACTGCAATGACACTGGACAGCAGTGGCAACTTGTTGGTGG